AAGCTACGTTACAGGGGACTTATTTAGATGTATGGCACGTTGTGTGGCGTTCATTTAAGAAGGTAGGTTTCTTGACCTGGACAGATGAAACGGGTGAAGAGCAGACTGATATGGTCAGCGAATCTTACATAGTAAACCCAGGAGAAGAAATTAAATGGGATTGGATTACAGAGATATGGGAAGGATATAGAATAGGGGATGATATCTACGCAGGTATTGCACCACTACCTTATCAGATGGTATCTATGGATAACCCAAATAACGCTAAACTACCTTATATAGGTAGCTTATATAGCGACACAAACTCTACTAATATGTCCCTTATAGACATAATGAAGCCACTAGCGTACATGTATATTATTGTATGGTATCGTATAGAGCTTGCTTTGTCAAGGGATAAAGGTAAAGTAATCAACATGGACATCACTCAGATTCCTAAATCTATGGGTGTTGATGTTAATAAATGGCTGCACTACCTAAGTGCTATAGGTGTAAACCTTATTAATCCTTATGAAGAGGGTTGGGATATACCAGGTAGAGAAGGAGGTAGACCAGCTGCATTTAATCAGATGACTCAAATGGACTTGAGTATGACTAACATCATAGCAGGTTATATTGAGATGTTGGACAAAATAGAGGATATGATTGGTGAATTGTCAGGTGTTTCCAGAGCGAGACAAGGGCAAATACACCAGAGCGAACTCGTAGGAAACGTCGAAAGAAAGGTTATACAGTCATCTCATATCACTGAAAGCTTGTTCTATGTGCATGGTAATATTAAGAAACGAGTGTATACTATGCTTCTTAACATTGCTAAGTTTGCTTGGAGAGACTCTAATAAGAAGAATCTATACTATATTTTAGATGATACATCTAGGAAATTTGTAGATATCAACGATGATTTTCTTTACTCAGACTTTGACGTCTTTGTTACAGATTCTACAAAAGAAGCTCAAAATATAGAAGCTCTCAAATCTCTTATGCAGGCAGGTATGCAAAATGGTGCAACACTGCTCGATGCAGCTTACATTCTCACTTCAGACAATATGAACCAAATTAAGCGTAAGCTAGAAGAGATAGAGAAGAAGAGACAGGAGATGGAAGCACAGGTGCAAGAACAACAGAATCAGATTCAACAGCAAGCCATACAAGCACAACAGCAACAGATTGCTGCGGAGGCAACGTTCAAACAGGAGGAACTACGTATCAAAGAGGATGACTCTATACGTAAGTCAGAAACTGAATTGACAATTGCCCGTATGAATTTAACACAGGATGCAGGCGAAACAGCAGCAGACCCAGAGAAGACTTCTTTGGAGAGGCAAAAAGTACAACTGCAAGCTGAGAAAATTAACAAAGACTATGATTTGAAAGCACGCCAACTATCAGAAGTTGCTCGTAAAGATAGAGTAGCTGAGGACCTGAAAAGACAGGAAATCGAGATAAAGAAAAAGGTGGCAAACAAACCAGTCCCAAAATCTAAATAAAAATGGCAAAACAGGAAAGCAGTTTAGACGCATTCTTCGGCGGGTTCGAAGCAGTGGTGGGTGACCTTACAAAGTCCACATCATCTTTAAGTATGCCCGGAGGTGAGGATTCACCTGTTGATATTAGTAGACGAAGAGTAAACAGTGACGACGACGGTAATGAGTATACTATCCAGGATCCTTCTATTGTACTACAAGAAGATGTAGAAATAATTGATGAAGACGCTCCAATAGAGGAGGTAGAAGAGGTAGAAGAACTCGAAGACACTGAAGAAATAGAAGAGCTCGAGGAGGAAGTAATTACACCTGAAGTGGAGGATGAACCCTTTGATTTAGGAGAAGCAGAAGAATCAGATGTAGTTGACTTCCTTACCGAGAAATTAGAAGCAGAATTAGGGTGGGAAATTGAAGAAGAAGAGAAGCCTAAGAGTGTAGCTGACGTAGTTAATTACATTAAGAAGCTCGTTGAAGACAATTCAGCACCCGATTATGCCGATGAAGAGGTAGAAAAAATCAATGATTACGTAAGGAATGGAGGTGACCTTAACGCATATATGAAAGAAATATATGGCGGACTAGACCTAGATTCAATAGATCTTGAAAGTACTCCGAATCAGAAGGCTGTCGTTAGGGAGAATCTTGAAAGACTGGGGTACTCCTCAGACAAGATTAAGAAACTTATAGACAGATACGAAGAGGCTGGAACTCTAGAAGAAGAGGCCGAAGATGCCCATGAGGTATTAAAAGAATATAACAGCAAAAAGTCGGAAACGCTATTAGAGAAAGTAAAAAAAGATCAGGTAGATCTAAAAGAAAGGCAACAAATCTTCTTTACTGACGTAAAAACAAGTATAGAAAAGCTTAACTCTATAAGAGGCATACCAATTACAGCCCAAGAACGAAAAGAACTAACCGAATATATCTTCAAACCCGGCCAAGACGGTATGACCAAGTACCAAAAAGATTACAATAAAAGTTACAACAATCTTATAGAATCCGCGTACTTTACCATGAAGGGAGACTCCCTGATCAGTAAGGTTACGCGTAAAGCTACTTCTCAAGCAGCCAAAAGTTTACAGGACAAGCTAGCAAAAAAAGGTAAGAGAGCCAAAAATAGCGGAACACAAGGTGGAGGCGGCCAAAACTCACTAGATGCTTGGTCAACTGTAAGTAGCCAATTGAGGAGACCTAGAAATTAAATTATATAAATAAACACGCAAGGCAAAAATGGAAAACAATATTCTTAACAAATTGGTGCTTTTTCGCACGAAAAGGTTCACCGATCTAGTTGACGAGAATATGCTTGCCAACGCGCTGCTTACTAAACCTTACGAGGTGTCAACAGTTCTATCATATGTATTTGGTACGTATGAAACTAACACCCTCGACTTCCTTACTATGGGTCTTGGAAAGACTATCACAATCGAAAACAGGCAATACGAATGGCCAGTTATGATTGAGTCTGACAAGGCAATTTCCATTAAGGCCGCTAAATGGCAAGGGGCTGCAATAGCTTCTACCGATGTTCCTGGTCTTAACGGAACTCCAGTCCAGATTTGGGTTGGTGAAAAATGGTTTGGGCCTGGCGCTATCGTCGCTTTTGATGATAGAGAGTTCATGGCTAGGGTACAGAGTGAACCTTATCAGGATGGTTCTGATTGGGTATACACTTTGGTAGTAGCAGACGGACAACCAGAGACATTTATTCCGCCTTCACTGTTAGCAGTAGGTTCACAGATATCCCGCGAGGGTTCTGCCTACGAAGAATACAGTGAAGAAGCAGACATCGTAAACTATCAGACTCCTTTCAAGTTGAGAAATCACTTGACTACTATGAGGCTGACTTACGATATCACTGGTGATGCATATTCTTCAGTAATGGTTATAGCCATGAAAGATCCAAACTCAGGTAAGTCTTCTTATCTGTGGTCGGACTATCAGGAATGGCGCGCACTTCGTCAGTGGTATAACACTATCGAACGTTATGGCGTATACTCAAAGTATAACGCAAATGCAGACGGTACAACTGACTTGATAGGTACAAACGGACGCCCAGTATATATAGGAGCAGGACTCCTTGAGCAAATTGCTCCAGCTAATAAGAGGTACTATACCACTTTGACAGTTGACCTACTGGACGAATTCCTATTCGACCTGTCATACAACATACTTGGAACTAGCGAACGTAAATTCGTTGCTCTTACAGGTGAAATGGGTATGAAAGAATTTGATCGCGTTCTTCGCGAGAAAGCTTCTGGCTATACTTTGGTAGACACTAAATTCATCACAGGAACAGGCCAAAACCTGACCCTCGGTGGACAGTTCACTACCTACAAAATGCTTAACGGCATCGAGCTTACGCTCAAGCATTTCGCAATGTACGACAATACAGTTTACAACCGTAAACTCCATCCAATTTCGGGTAAGCCTCTTGAGTCATATAGAATGACCTTCATTGACTTCGGTCAGAGAGATGGCGAACCGAATCTAGTAAAAGTTGTACGCAAGGACCGTGAGATGGTCATGTGGTATGTAGGTGGTTCAGTAGCTCCGGGCTCAGGTCACTCAAAATCAATCACTACTCTTAGGTCTAATGCAAAAGACGGTTACTCAGTTAACTTCCTTTCAGAACAGGGTTACATGTTACGTTACCCAAATAGTTCTGGTGAACTTATCTGTGACGCCGAATAATAATTAAGGTAATAGTCCGGGGGTGATTAGTTGCCCCCGTTGACGTTACCATTTAAAAATTCCGTTTAAAATAAACGAGGTATGAAAGTAGTTGTAAGACCTTTAAATAAAAACCCTTGGTCAGGTGTGATTCAGTACAAAAATTGTACTACACAGCTTGGACCTTACTTCACCAGATCTGGTAGACAATACACAGGCCTGTCGAACGAAGATGAAAAAAGATTAGGCGAAAAGCTCAGACTCGACCTAGGACCGACTTCAGTATTTTGGAACACGTTCCACCTAAAGATGACAGATAAAGACTTAATCTTAGATACAGAAGACCCTTACGAAGAGCTGAAATATATATTCCTTAAAAGTCATAAACGCGTAGCTAATGGACTTGCAGATAGAAAAGCAACAGCTAATTACGTTATTATAAATGAAGTTGAGGAAGCTAAGGAACTTAACAAAAACAATAAGCTGAAGCGCAAGGCTTTCAGGGATCTTGATAAGATGTCATACGGCGACATGAGAAAGTGTCTAAGACTGTATGGTATGAGAGCAGATGAACTGGATAATGAGCTGATAGAGCAGAAGCTTAGTGATATAGTTGAAAGCGACCCCGAAAAGTTCCTTATGAAATGGGTCGAAAACGATACCAAAGAAATAGAATATTTAATTGCAGAAGCCGTTGCTAAGAATGTTATCCGTCAGAATAAGAATATTTTCAAGTACGGAACGGAAGTTTTAGGGCATAACCTTGAAGCTGCCATTGACTTTCTTAATAACGAAGCTAATCAAGAATTAAAACTAGCTATTATTAACGAAACAAAAGTTAAATAGTGACTTCTACAGAAATGCATGCTGCGGTAAAGTTAGGTCTGGATAAAACCGAAGGCCTAACGTACCCGCACTTTGAAGACGAAGAAATAGATTACTGGCTCAATGAGGCTGTGGATCGGTTCATTAAGACAAGGTACTCAGGTACTAATGTCCTACGTACTGGTTTTGAACAGTCCCAAAAGCGGACAGATGACCTGTATACTTTAGTAGACGAAGTACGAATAGTACCAGTACCAGGTGCTGGCGTAGATGATAAACCAAATTCATTTTTGGCTGCCATCGCTCTTTATCCAACAGATTTTATGCTGTTTTTAAATGACGAGGTAAGTATCACCTACACACACCAAGTAACGGGAGCTACAGTAACTGGACAAAGGACCGGAGTTACAGAGTGCACTTCAGACAGTTATTATACAAAAGTTTCGGATCCTTACGGTGAGCATAGATTACACATGAGCACAGCAAGGCCACTAAGGCTTTTTAGTTCCAAAGGTGTCGAACTAATTACAGATGGTAATTATAGTATTCCTCATTACTATATGAGGTACATTAGGATACCGGCCACTATTGAATTAGGTGTGGAGGACTGCGATTTGCCAGACCACACACATAGGGAGATAGTTAACTTAACAGTGAAAATTTTGATAGAAAATATCGAATCGCCTAGGTACCAAACGAATGTAGTGGAATACTCACAAAATGAATAATTAATTTAATAAACACAAGTTATGTTTACAAGACCTTATAAAATATTTGTAGGTAAGGACGATACTCGTACCCAAGGTGTTGCTGATGGGGCCAATATAAATACCCTGGTTCAGAACATTGAAGATCTCGAGGTTGTTGTACTTGACAAAAACAAAATGGTCATGGCAGCCGGCGCGACTTTAGCTGATACAGATACAATTTATATCTGTGCAGGTACTGGCGACACATTCGATTACACTGAGGAAACTGGTGTTACACCTGTTACTGCAGCTCGTAGGATTATATTTTCTGATCCTATTGAGGGAGCTCTAGTTAAGAGCTTTGTTGGTAAAGCTTACACAGTTAAAGCAGAGCAAGTATCTACTTTAGACCTTACTGGTCTGACTGTTACTGAAGGTACCGAATACGTGCTTAGAGTTGTCTATAAAGACCTTGATGAACATCCTGGTCAGTTTGTACAGACAAAAAGGTATATTGCAACTGCGGCTGCAACTATCGACACTGTTGGTGCTGCTTTGGTAGCCTCATTCAATGCTGATAAAGGGCGGAGAGTTAATGCAACTTATACCGTTGGTACGGATGTTATAACCCTTACAGGGAGAGAAATTCCAGATTGTTGCACTACATTGACTGACATCGATGAATTTAAAATGGTAGAATTTGATGTTTTCCTTAACTATGTCGATGCTTCAGATAGCTGGGCAGAGTGGGGAGCAGTAAAAGTTACTACAGCTGCTGTACATGGAAACGGTAACTGGGAACAAATTAGGGACCTCGAAAAAATCGCTTTAGGTTATCGCGGTGTTTCTAATAAAACACATTTCCCTGTTAAAACTCCAGGTTTGGCAACAACTATTGATGAGACTTATGATGTAATTGTCATTGAACACGACAAGTCATATAGGGCTCCTGATAATCAGTATGGTAAAACTACTATTCTGACTACAGTTATAGCTATACCAAATAGTTTAGTAGTTAATCAGATGGATACTATTCTCACTAGACTCAATCCTTGGATGGCTTCCTTACCGGGTGCTTTTCCAAACGTTGCGTTATAATATAGGAGGATAAAGATATGAGTACAACAAACCAATTTTTAGAAAAAAAGTGTCAGAAGTTTGCTTATGATGTAGCAGTTGATGGTAGTATGACCGCAGCTACAAGCATCGTTTTAGGTACACTTCCTAAAGGCGCTCTTATTACAGGTGGAAGCCTGCATATAGTCACCGATATGGTGGACTCAGACGCAGGTGATGATACAACAATTGCTTTCGGTTATACTGGCGCAACTGCAGCTTTCGTAGCAGCAACCGCTGTCAGTGGACTGGAAACAGGCACACGCTTTAGTATACTGCCAGGTAGTCCAATTTTAGGGGACGATGCAGCACATACTACAGCAGCTTTGTTCGCAGCTTTAGTTTCTGCAAGTGAATTACTAATGGCAACAGATATCAGAGTCTTAGCAACAGTAGGTGTAGGTGTAAATATTACTGCTGGTAAATTCAACCTGTTCGTTGAGTATTATATTAGTACTTAAAGAAAGGGAAAAACATGAGTACAACAAACCAATTTATGGAATTAAAGTGCCAGAAGTTTACTTACGATAATGCTGTTGATGGGGATATTACTCTCAACACAG